GAAAATCCATGAGTGAAGACACCCTTGGAATAACTACAACCGGGAATAAGGATGCCAAAAAAGATCCTTGGGGAAACACAGAGATGTCATTTCCCAACACCCCCGGCATGGAATAACAACGGAGGTAACTACTAAATGGCAACAAATGATGCGTATGGAGTTTTAGGTTTTGGGGAAGTGGCGAAACGATTGGCCCCCGATGGAAGTACGCTCGCTATTGCGGAAGTGCTTGAGAAGGAATGGCCGATTTTTACACATTTTCCCTGGCGTGAAGCGAATGACGTCATGTCGAACAGGGAAGCGAGGCGGTTGTCTAACCCGTACCCGACATGGCGTAAAGTTAATAGTGGTGTGGATATAACAGCGTCCCGCACCATTCCTGTGATTGACACTATCGGTCTTTGTGAAGATTACAGCGAGATTGACGTGGAAGTCATCAACGCTTTCAAGGACAAGAAACTGGCACGGATTATTGAGAATAGAGCACATCTTGTTGGCATGAAGGAGGAGCTTGAATCAACCGTGCTTTATGGTTCAACCGATACCACGCCGGAAGAGTTCAATGGCATTTCAACCCGGATAGCTTCTCTTGTAACTGCGGACAACGTCCTTGATGCAGGGGGAACCGGAAGCGATTTGACCTCTGTATATGTCGTTATGCCGGGGATCGACACGGTTTTTATGGTCTATCCCCGTAACTCGGCAATGGGTATCACACACCAGGACTTAGGGGAAATCACCAAGTCCACATCAACAACCGGTGTTGCGAGTGCGGCACAGTTCCAGGCGTACAGGGATCACTTTGTGATGAAGGCCGGTCTGGTCGTCAAAGATGACAGGTGCCTTGGGCGGATTGCAAATATTGAATCCACTGGTTCCAGCAACATCTTTGATGAGGATGATCTTATCACCCTGCTTCACAGGATGCCCAAGGGCCTGAAGAACATTTATGTCAACGATACCGTGGCGATTCAGATGCACATTGCAATGAAGGATAAAAACAATGTGACGTTTGAACCTGGTGATGGTGATGGTCTGTTCGGACGGGAAGTGGCCCGTTGCCTCGGCAACCCGATTTATAAAGCCGATGGAATCCTGATCACTGAGGATGCAATCACTTAATAGAAAGGAGGTAAAACGGCATGGCAATATTGGAATTTTCTGATGCCCAGACCTTTTCCAGTAGGTCTTCAGGCAATCACAACAACTCTACCGATGTGATTGACCTTGGGGCCTCTGGAACAGATGGATGGGGAACGTCCCTCGCCAACAGGCTTGGTGGGACTGATCTCAAGTGGCACTTGCAGGTAAACGTGGCGGTTTCTGGTTCTTCGGCAACGTTGCTCTGTGAGCTTAAAACCCATACCGCCGTTTCCATGAAGTCTGCTGGTACGGTGATTATGTCTCACGTTATTCCGGCCTCGAGTGCTGTCGGATACCGTAGGGCCTTTAGCCTTCCGCTTTGTGCCCTTGCCCGATATGTGCGTGTTAATTTCACACCCACAGGCGGGAACATCGGTGCGGCAAGTGCGATTGATTCGTGGCTTGGGCCGGACACGGGCGATATGCCTAAATCGTAAGTTAACAGACCGGGAAGACTTACTTCCTGAAACCTAAAAAATAGGAGGTCAAAACATGAAAGTGATTGACAAGGAGTATCCGAAGTTGTTGGAAAAGTTGAAGGCCACTGACATTCTCGACAGGATTGATTCTGTTATGAACAAGGATGGCCGGATGCATTATTTTATCGATGGGAAAGACGGCAAGATCAAACCTATCCCGCCCGAAAGTATGGATATAAATTCACCTTGGAACCATACCCACCAGGACCCGGACAGGGCTTGCCGTCTGTACCATCTAATGTTTGATTGTATGGAGTTTATTCCTTCTAAATGTTTGAAATGCTGGAAGGTTGTGGCCCGGCCCAGGACGGTAAAGGAATTAATCGCCGTTACTGAGGTCCAGGTGGAACTTGGCAAATATGGCAAAGCAGGTATCGAGGAACGGCCCTATGTCCACGGTCTTTATGGTGCTTATTGGTACTGTAATTCAAAAGAAGAGGGCATGGAGCGACACCGGGAAGTAAGGGAAGCCATATCAAGGGAAGTCTCCCCGGATGTCCCCGTTATCCTCAAGCGATACTGTACTGAGTTTGAAATAAAGCTTGGGCCAAGTTCGGGTTACAACCCGCCTATGTTGGCGAAGTATTGGGAAAAGCGTTTTGAAGAGCTTGTTGAATTTCCCGGTAAAGAGATCCCTCAGCCACAATACCTGAAAGATCATGTCATGTTGAACTGGTTGAGGTTCGCTTATGTCAACGGCGACAGTACCGCTTTGGAGTTCAACGAGGGCCAGCATTTTGTATCAACGCCTGTAACATATCACGATAAGGAGGAATAAATCATGGCAAGACCAAAAAGGTATATGTGTATTACGGAATGTCAGCTTTTTATTGAAGTAGACGGCGGGATCGAGAGGCCAAAACGGTACAGGTTCGGGGAATCAATAGATGCTGATGCTCTGCCCAACCATCATTTCATGGAAGTTCCCAAGGAGGATTACGACAAGGCCCCAAGGGAAATCATGGAATATCTGCTCAAAGATTTGGGCATAAAGGTTCAACCTGATTGGGCGGATGACGTGTTGCAGAGGATCTATTTGTCGCATTTACATAGCGAAAAGAAGAAGTCAAATCTTGATGAATTGAAAAAGAAAGCCAAGGAAATTAAGGCGAAGGTTTATCATGGTTGGAAAGATCCCCGGCAATGGCAGACCGCAATAGAGGAAAGAGAGAAAGAATTAAGTGTACAGGAGTAGCAAATGGGTTTAACCACAGACGTAGAAATATGCAACCTCGCATTAGCAAAGATGGGGCACAACGCGGCCATTACAGCCGCTCAACTTGCGACCCCGTCCAATCCTGCATCAAGGCAATGTAACAGGCTGTACGAGCCTGAACGTGATTTGGTGATGCAGTCCCACCCGTGGGGCTTTGCGATGCAAAGGGTTGTATATGATGTTGATGATTTTGACGATATCATAACCGGCACAACGGCGGCCAGTCCCGTTGTTGTGACCGGTACTGATATTTCAGTTGCCAATATTGTTGAAGGTGCGGGGGTGTACCTTTGGGGCACCGGCATTGATGATCTTGACAAGAAAATGTTTATCGCAACCACCGTAGTTGATGCGGCAGAGACCTTTGAGCTTTACCAGATCGACAGAACCACAAAGGTCAACGGGGCTGCATTTGGGGTGGCTACTGCCGGGTATGCCCGGTTACGGCCATTGTGGGAATACGAGTATATGTTCAAACTCCCCGCCGATTGCTTGCAGGTTCATAAGGTTGACGGTAAAGACACCGGATTCAAGCAGGAAGGCGGCTTTCTTCTGACCAACAGTGATGAACCTCAAGTCAAATATGTAAAACTAATAACAACTGTCAGTGCCTACCCCAAATCCTTCATAAACTGTTTTGCCACAAAGTTGGCGGCTGAATTAGCCGTTGCCCTTGGTGAGAAATCTATAACAAAAGCCAAACTTCTTGAAGAACTTCTGGTTATTCATTTGCCGGAAGCAAAAAGACTTAATGCCATAGAGGGGGATGTTGACAATCCTTCGGAGGATTCAGCGTGGCAAAAAGCAGGAAGATAACAACCCGCCTTATCCTGTTGCTGGTTTTACTTGTATCTACGGTAGCCTATGGTGCAGAGAGGGCGGCTAAAAAATATCTCTTTTCTAACTTCACGTCAGGCGAAATTACCCGTAAGCTGGATGCCAGGACGGACTTTGAGAAGTTCTTTAATGGTGCGAGAGAACTCACCAATATGGAGGTTTTTCCGTATGGCGGGGTGTTCAAACGCCCAGGATCAAAATACATTTCAGGTGTTTCAAATCATGCCGAAAAAGTCAGGCTGATTCCATTCACATTCTCAACCACACAATCTTATGTTATTGAGATGGGAGCCGGTTATGCCCGGTTTTACATGAATGGTGGGCAGGTACAAATACCTGATTCAGACACCCAACTTCTTTTACATTGTGACGGTGTTGATGCTTCCACGTCATTTACAGAGTCATCAACAACGGGTTATACTATAACAGCAAATGGTAATGCCCAAATAGACACGGAACATTTTAAATTTGCCACTGGATCATGTTTATTAAGCGGAACCTCTGATTATATTTCTACAATAGATAGTGCTAATTGGTATTTTGACACAGATGCTTTTACGATAGAGGCTTATGCCAGATTTAGCGATGTTTCCGGCCAGCATTGTCTTTATTCGCAGTCTGGAACGTCTGACTACAATCTGTTCTATTATGATAATGACCAGGGAAAGTTAATCTTTGTTTCTGAATATAGCAATGCCAGGGTTGTGTTAGGCTCTGCTTCGTGGACCCCCGTTGCAGATACATGGTATAATATTGCATTGATAAGGGGGTGGAGTGGTGTCACAAACACTTGGGCCTTTGTAGTTGATGGTGCCTCGATAGGAAACTTTACATCTACCGCAAGCCTCCCTGATATATCCGGTAGAGCTGTGATAGGGAGTTGCCTTGGTGAAACTGCTGTTGATTCTGGCAATACTGGATATGCTTTTACTTTTTATCTATCTGCCGAGTTAACGACTGATGCAGCTAAATGGGGATCTGGTTCACTGGAGACTGATGGGGCTAATGCCTATATCGAAACTCCCGATAAGGCGGATTGGGATATATGTGAGAACGCTACTGATAACCAGACAATAGATTTCTGGGTGAAACACGCTGATCACGCCGGAAATGAATATTACATCGAGCAATATGAGAGTGCTGATAACAGGTGGTTTCTCCATCACGAGCATACAAAGGGGATTGAGTTTGTCCTTCGTAGTGGTGGGGTAAATATAATTGACACCGCCCACGGTGGAGAGATCACAGATACAGACTGGCACCACATAGTTTTTTGCAAGGTTGCAGATGAATACGGAATATATGTTGATGGGACTCAAGTTGTTTATTTGCAAGATAGTAGCGCCGACAATTTAGTTGGTGCGCTATTGATTGGCAGGGCTTTTGCCGGGTCTGTGTTTTCTGGAAACATAGATGAGTTTCGACTTGAACATTCAAATATCTTTTCAGCGGCTCCGAATGTTGGCAAGGCAGACACCATTACCGTTCCCACAAGCATACATACTGCAACGAGCGACACGGCATTGCTTCTGCATTTAGACACAAAGGATTGGACTGGAAACATAGACGAAATTCGGATATCCAGTGTTGCCCGAAATACAACGAATTATGCCCCCCCTGAATCAGAATTTCCTTTTGGGGATAATTCAGGTCTTGCGTATTCCATATCTACCCCCTATAAAGAAGACGCCCTTGGCTCCTTAAAATATACACAGTCAGCAGATTATCTGTATCTCGCACATCCTGAATACCCTCCATATACAATGACCCGTGCAGGTCATACCGATTGGACAGGATCGACAATTTCATTTACGTCAAATCCTTTTAGCGGGACTACGGGTTATCCTGGGTGTGTTGAGTTCCACGAACAAAGACTTTGTTGGGCAGGGACTACGGCATATCCTCAAACCATTTTCATGTCCAAGTCGGCAGATTATGAGAACATGGATACCGGGACGGGGGCGGATGATGACGCAATAGAGCTTACCATAGCAGCCAGCCAGGTCAATGCTATTCGTTGGATGAGTTCGGGAAAGATTCTGGCGATAGGCACAACGGGCGGTGAATGGAAATTGGGCTCTATGGAATCATCTGAGCCGATACAGCCTGATAATGTCCAGGTCAAAAGGCAAACAACACATGGTTCTGCCAATATAGAAGCTGAACAGGCAGGGAGAAGCCTTCTGTATGTCCAACGAAGTGGCAGGAAAGTCAGGAACTTCCAATACAATTATGAGGTTGACGGATACATTTCAAACGATATGTCTCTCTTGGCCGAACACCTAACCAACGATACCACGATAAAGCAAATCGCCTATCAGCAGGAGCCTAACGGAATATTGTGGTGCGTATTAAATGACGGTGATTTATTGGGTTTAACTTATTTACAGGAGCATGATGTATATGCGTGGCACAGGCATGAAACCATTGGGAACTATGAAAGCATTGCAGTTATACCGGGGAATGATGGGAGTGATGAAATATGGGTCGTGGTTAATCGAACCATTGGGGGAAATCCCCGCAGGTTTATCGAAGTTTTTCAATCAGCCGAATTTGACACCCTTGAGGATTGTTTTTATGTGGACAGCGGGTTGACCTATGCCGGGTCAGGCGTGACGACTGTTTCAGGGCTTGACCATTTGATAGGCGAAACCGTTGCTCTGTTCGGGGATGGTGTGTATTCAGGGACCACAGTGGTAAACGCTTCAGGTGAAGTGATGTTCAGTACAACTGTAAGCAAGGCCACGGTAGGCTTGCCCTATACCGCAACTCTTGAAACCATTGATCTTCCGATAGGCACGGGGCTGGTTAAGAAAATATCAACCCTGCATGTCAGGTTTTTCAAGACGGCACAGGCGACCTATGGGCCGGATACATCAAGCCTTGACGATATATCTTTTACCGAAAGTGGAACCACGCCTTATACTGGGGACGTGACTTTGGATTTTCAGAAGGGCTATGATTCAGAGCAAACCATTGTGATCCAGAGCGCAGAGCCTTATCCCTTTAGTGTAAGCGGTGTACTGGTAGAGATAGAATAAGGGAGAAAGACATGAAAATGTTTATTGGTGTTGGTTGGCGATTTTTTCTTATTTTGGCAATGCTTTCATGTTTCCATGGCTTTGTGGTAACATCAGGTTGGGCGCTTGCCTATGCTGTAATAGCTGTACTTGGAGCGGCAACGGCGGCTTATGGGACATATTCGTCTGCCCAATCAGCAAAAAATACCGCCAATTATCAGGAAGATGTTGCAGAACGTGACGCATTATACAAACAGCAAGTTTCCGAAAAAGAGGCCGCAGACTTCAAGCGGAAACAGAACCTTTTAAGAAGCTCAAATATCAGCAATATGGCCGCTTCCGGGTTGACCCTTGATAGTTTTGCACCTGTATTAGACGAAGACACAAAGCAGTCTGAAATAGATTACCTTACCATCTTACAGGGCGGGGACATAGAATCAGCCAAATCGAAACAGGACGCTAAATTATATGCCATGAAAGGTAAAGCGGCTGGAACGGCTGGAACGATAAGCGCAGGAACAAGCCTTCTTGCCGGTGCGGGAAATGCGTATAAGACCTATAACA